TTTGATATTAATTCACCAAAAGGTTTGATTGTAAGTATTTCTTTAAAACCACATTCAGTTGGTACTGTATATCTATTTTCTTCTTTTGCGAAATGTTGTATAACTTCTTTTGCAATATTCTGACCTGTAGCGTCTTCAATACCCTCTGTACCTGGTGATGAGTTTACTTCTAACATATATGGTGGTTGACTTTCTCTATTCTTACTAGGTATAAAGTCAACAGCAGTCCAATAACCACCAACTGCTTTAGAAGCTTTTAAACATTCTTCTATTTCTAATTCTGTTAGTTTAATATTTTGTGGTTTAGAACCTTGCGATACATTTGACCTAAAATCACCTTCGATTACTGGTCGTTTCATAGCCGCTAAAAATTTACCACCTAATATGTGTACTCTAACATCATAATCTGTTTTGATATATTCTTGTACTAATAAATCTGCGTCTTCATCTTGTTTGTGAATAAGTTGTACAATAGAATCTAAACCTCTTTCACTATCTAAAAATAAAACACCAACACCTTTACTACCTCTTAAAGTTTTCATTATAAGAGGAAACTTAATGTCGGCTTGTTCTACTTGTTCAATTGATTTTTCGGGGTCGTTAATTAATTTTGTTTTTGGTTGTGTCAAACCATAATCTGCAAGTCTTAATGCTGTTCTATATTTGTCAGCACATACATTTATTGTAGTTCTAGGATTTACAAGTGTTGCATTTGCTCTTTCTAATATTGATACAAAGTCCATCCAACTATCTTTTCTAGTTATAGAACCTCTTACAACTGCAACGGTCATAGCGCCAACTTCAAAACCTTTTTTATCATCTTTGTTATGAAATTTACGGACACCATTTTCAAATGTAGTATAACCACCTGTAAGTTTAAATAGATAATGTGGATAACCTAACTTATCACATTCTTCCTTTAATCTATCAGCAGTATGAAAAGTCTTTGCTTCTTCAGGCTCGTCTGTAATAATTAACAGCCTTAAAAAAGGTTTTTCTTTTTTATCTTCGGTGATATAATCTTTAAAATTAGCTACTTGCATTATTGCTATCTTGTTCAGGACTTTCTTTTTCGTCTGTCTTCTTACCTATATTGTACTTAGCAGATAAGTTCCACTCTTTCTTTTCCTTAAATGGTAAAACTTTTATTTGACTTAAAGGTGCTTTATCCTCTGCGTCTGTTGGTTTTACAATGTCAATTAAGTTCCAGTCTTGTAATAAAATAGCAATTGTGTTTCTTCTTTGAATATCGTTAGCGACTAGTGTAGCCTTTTTGCCATCTAAAGCAAATAACTCTTTGAAGTGTACTATGTAATACTTACCTTGTTTGTGTAAAATATGGCAAGATTGGTATAGTGTTTTATCTTTTCTACTTGCAACACCAATTCTTGTCAAAGTTTCTCTGACTTTTAGAAAGTCGTCTGGTTGTTTAATGGTAACCTCTAGCATATTTTCCGGTGACCATGAAATTTCTTCACTCATTTTCGTTTTCTCCCGCCTTTGTCTAGGCTTATTTTTATATCGTCAATTTGTTTGTCGGTTAATATGCTTAAAGCCTCTTTAGCTTTCTCATTACTATAACCATAATACTCTTTGACATAATTAATATTTTTCAATTTGGCTTGTGATAACCACTTGCCACCAAATCGCTTACTCTTCCTGATACTATTTATGTAAAAATGAAACTGAAGCTTCTTATCCAAGAAGTGATAACCATTCATTTCATTTGCTTGAGCAATACAATCATAGTGCATAGATAGACACTTATTGACTATAAAGGGAGGATATTTCTTTTCCCATGTTAGGTCCTCACTATCTAACAAGGGTTTCTTATCAAAATTAATTGCGTTTAAATAATCTTTTAATTCGTACATAACAAACTTTCTGGAGCGGGCAATGGGAATCGCACCCATGACTTATCCTTGGCAAGGATATATTTTACTCCTAAACTATGCCCGCCTATCATTATTTGAATTTACAACTGGCCATGATTTCAGTTAAACAGGCAACCATATTTATTTCTTGGTCTGCAACAAAAGCCGCCTTATACTGATAACCAGCTATAATCAAAATTGCTTGTGGTACTGATTTACTATCTAGTGCCTCATAAAGAATATCATAGATACCTCTGAATAAAGAAGCAGGTTCTTTGTCAATATTATTAACAACCCATTTTCTCATATCATTAAACTTCTTTGCTTTCAAAGTTTTTACTAGTTCTTTATTATTAGCCTCTGATAGACTAAACAATATACCACTATCTATTTTACCTCTTACAGAATATCTTTGAAGTTCATTTATAGTTCTACGAAAATCAGGATAATATTTCTGTATGAGTTCAGCTAAAACCTTTTTATCAAACTCAATGTGTTCAGATTTAAGGAGAAAAGACATTCTCTCCATAAAAGATTTAGCCGTTTTTACCTTTTGACCGTTTTTAATTGTAAAGTCAATAACAGTACAACGACTATGAAGTGCCGGAATAATCTTATTTCTGTAATTACAAGTAAAGATAAATCTACAATTATTGTAAAATGTTTCAATAAAATTACGCAAAGCAGGTTGAACACTATCAGCATTCATATAATCTGCCTCGTCTATAATTACAACTTTATGATTAGATTGTTCGGTAAGAGATACGGTAGAAGCAAAGTTTTTAATCTTATGCCTCAATGTATCTATTTGACGGCCTTCGTCTGACCCATTGATGATAATATAGTCAGCACCTAATTCTTCACACAAAGCACGAGCAACGGTAGTTTTACCAGTACCAGCTGTGCCTGATAGAAGTAGATTAGGTATTTCTTTTTGTGATAGAAACTGACTAAAAGTTTCTTTTATATCTTGCGATAAGATACAATCTTCAATTTTCCTAGGCCGATATTTTTCGACCCATAAGTAATCTGACATTATATAACCTCATTATTTAAAATTCACTATCTGGCTCAAGTGCAATCCAATATTGGACTTTCTTGTTTCTATTTATAAAGTGAGATATTTTTTGTGATGAAATAGCGACATCATAGTCATCACTAATCATCTTAAAGTTCTCAACTTTAAAATATGCCTTAAAGGTCTTGTCAGTTTCTCCTACATCAATTGAATATTCATTTGAAGATTTGTTTTTCTTATCAGTAGCAACCATGTGTATCTTACTACCATTACCAACTACTGCAACATCAACTAGATTTAGTGTTGTAGCTGCCTTCATAAGTTTTGCAAAACTTTCCTTTTTAAATGCAAAAGAAACAAACTTATCTGGCATTGTAATTGTTTTTGTTGGTGCAACAATAACTGATTTATCAGCAAAGAAATATTTAATATTTTGTTTAGATTTTTCTTCGTTGATTGTTACATTGGCACCACCATTGAAGTTTAATTGTGGACTATCAAACAATTCAATAGACCTCAAAAACTCTGGTAAGTCATAGATAGCAAACTCGCTACCAAACTCCTCTTTAATCTCAGCTTCTGCTAAGATATTTTTCATAGTAGAGATTGTTTGTACTGTTTTTCCAGGCTTAACCAAAATGTTTTGATTAATATTAGAAAAGTTTTTTAGTACATCAATCGTATCAGTTGAAAGATTCATAATATATTTTCTCCTATTTAATTTGTCAAGTATTTCAACATACTCTCTGGTGAAGATTCACCATATGGGTCGCTAGTCAAATTATCACATTTGCCTGGTTCTTCAAATAGTGCCTCAATAACACCATCATTTACAACCATTGCATATCTCCAAGACCTTTGACCAAATCCTTTATCGTCTTTACAGACAAGCATTCCCATTAATCTTGAAAACTCACCTGAGCCATCTGGAATCATTTTGCAATTTACAATATGTTCTTTTTCTGCCCAAGCATTCATTACAAAAGAATCATTAACTGACATACAATAAATTTCGTCAATGCCTCTTTCTTTGAATTCGTTATATTTACTTTCATAACCTGGTAATTGTTTACTTGAACAAGTTGGTGTAAACGCACCAGGTAATCCAAAGACAACCACTCGTTTGCCCTTAAAAAAATCATCACTCGTTTTTGTAACCCATTCGCCAAGTTCTCTTACTTTAAACTTTACATTAGGTACTTTATGTTTCATTATATATTCCTCTATTAATTTTGGAGCGGATGGATGGTACTGCCCCACCTTCATCTGATTGGAAATCAAATATAATACTTTTATACGACATCCGCATTTTCTATAATACTATAAGTGCCAAAGAAAGTCAAGCCTCCTTCGGCACTCACTTTATTTTTATAATAGTACCAACTCATCCATGTTGTGGATTTTCTTAATCGCTGGTAAGGTTGCATATAATACCACTTTACTTGTATTTTTTGGTATTACACTATCACCTTTACTATTTTTATACACAAAAAAAGTTTCTGCATAATTACTAATTGATTCTTTCCAATTAAAGTTATGCAATTTGACCCTATTGTCATATTGGTCAGACAAGTCTTTTGTGTTATTAGAGCTTTCAAGTGTTGATGTGTGAACAATAATCCTTAAAGTTTTACCTATAAAGTGTGGATTAGCCATCACAATTGACGCTCTGTATATGTTTTTAGTCCATGATGATGAGGCACAAACTAGATACAAAATATCTGGTTCTGAACCGTCATCTTTCACATATAATAATTCTGCATTACCAAGGCCTGCACCTGGATATTGTAAAGCAGCTTTCTTATAATGATGGTCTGTCATCCATTCATTAATATTCTCTGGTCTCCATGAGTATATCAATGGTCTTGTATTTGCATTGTTTATAATTGTTTGTGCTAATTGGTCTTTATAATTTTCAGTAAAAGGACCATCACCTGTAGCCTCATAAATCCATGATTTAATATCTGCAAGGTTTTTATTTAACATTTTACCGTTAATTAATTCTTGACCAGCAGATATAACATCTGCACCGTTAGCAACACCTGACGGTACATCAACACAATTAAATCTTACTGATTGTGTAATCAAAGTTCTAGTATCTTTAACTTTATACACAGCCACAATTGCATTTTTCATTCTACAATTATTTTTTAAGATTTTAGTTCTTGTTTTACCAGTTATGATTTTAATTGAACCATCAGGATATAGACAAATTGCAATTGGCGGATATCTTAATTTATATCCGTTTGTTACAATGTCATTTTTTATTTTATCAAATTTCTGATTTTCACCGGCTCTTCCTTGTTGAGAGCCATAACTACCCTTAATAGAATCATTTAGAGTATCAATATCATAAATGTCAAATTTCTCAAAGGTTATACCCTTTGGCAATTCATCACCATATAATTCTGGATATGCCTCTATGTTTATGATTTCTCTTAATCTATTTAAGTTTGCTTCTGAAAATGCGTCAACAAAACTTGTATTGATAACTATTGAATTATCATCAATTGTTTTTGTTAAACTTATATTGTTATGGATTCCTAGTTGTTGTTCTAGCTCACTAGATAGCTGTACTTGTTCTTGAAATGTCATCTTATACTCTTTCTCGCCACATGGCGAATTGTCATTAATTTAATTCGGCACCAAACCTAGTTTGGCATATGCCTATTATTATATATCCAAAATATTTACTCATTTTAAAAATATATTATTATTATATAGTAATTGTGGAGGAAAGTCAAGCCTCCCTCCACAATTTAAATTTAGCAGAGCCACCAAATAAAACGGTGGTTGCAAAACAAAAACTATTTAATAGATATAGTTCTTGCTTTCTTGTGGTCTGGTACTATTTTTTCTAAAGACACTTTTAATAAACCATCTTTAAGTTCAGCACCTTTGACCTCGACATCATCTGCAATCGTAAAAGATTTTACGAAGCTTCTTTTAGCAATGCCTTTGTGTAATACACCGTCATTGTCTTCCACTTCTTTTTCTTCTTTTGATTTTACAGATTCAATTTTTAGGATATTATCCTCATAATTTACTGTAATGTCTTTTTTACCGTAACCTGCTAGAGCCACCTCAATGTCATATGATAAAGAACCTGTCTTTACTATATTGTATGGTGGATAATTACTAGCCGTCATTGTTGGTAGTTGAGTTGTCAACATATCGAAATGGTCGAACATATCGTCAAACCCCACCGTAAATGGTCGTAGTCCAGTAAAAATTGAATGAATTGCTTTTGAATTGGTCATTTGAACCTCCTTATTTTAAGCAAAGTTAATGTTATGATACCTCTTATGAGCGTATC